AAATAATAGGACCCTTAAATGGGTCCAGAAAGGTTTTAAATTATGAATAAAGATATTTGTATAAATCCAGCAGAAGAATTAAGTTATCAACCAAAAAATTGTTTAGAGTGTGAAAAACTAGAACAATGTAATTTAGTTGATTTCTCAAAAAATGAAAATACATTAACTAATGAGCTTAAATATAAATTATTAGGTAAAATTACTTATTCAAATAAACCAGATTATATTGGTTGCTTTTTAGAAGTATCTGAATATAACTACAATGAAATTAAAGAGTCCATGAATGAATTTTTAAAAGATAATAATTTTGAAAAACATATAAGTGACTTTACTTATCATTTATTAGAAATTGAAAATGTGACTCCTATATTAGATTTTGATAACAAAGTATTGAGTAGAGCAACAACACATTTAAATTTTAAAGTTATTGTGTTTTATACTATGAAAGATAAATTTGAATTTGTCTTAAGATATGAGTCTAAATTTCCACGATCTAAACCTGTAAATATCTTTTATAAAACTATATTGAAGGAGGATTAAATTAAATGAGTATTGATTATTATACATGTTCAACAAAAAACTGTGGTAATACCTTTGCAGATTGTGGTGATTATATAAGCTGTAATTGTCAGGCTCATTGGTGTAGTGATAAATGTGCAGAAAAAGACGGATATAAAGTCATAGACTGTGAAAAGTTTGATGAATATCCACCATCTGATGAACAATGGGAACAAATTTGTTCTAACTGTGATAAATCTTGTGATTGTGAAAATGGAGAATTAAAAACTTGTAATTTTTGTAGGGGTGAAGATATACCAGATAATGAAATTGTTGATAAAATCATTAAAAAAAAGTTTAAATAACCCTGGATATGTTACAGAGAATCGAGCAATACCAATAAAAGAATTGAAACACTGTATTATAGCGGTGTTTGAGGAATTATGATATAATATAATTAGAAAGAGGTGAAAGGGTATGTTTACAGAAAGGAAAAAACAATTTGCAGATAATTATTTAGTGTGTTTCAATGCAACAGAAGCAGCAAAAAAAGCTGGTTATCATTCAACTACAATTGGTGGTTTGAGAAAAAAAGCATTTATGTTATTAAAAGATAAAGATGTTGCTGAATATATAAAAGAAAGATTAAAAGAAAAAGAAGATCAGGATATTATAAAAGCTGATGAATTACAAAAGTTTCTTTCTAATTGCATACGAGGAATCGAGACAGAAACACACCATTTTGTCATAAGAACATCAGAAAAAGCTGGAACATTTAACGATGAAATAATAGAGAGACAATGTTCACTTAAAGCAAGAGATAAAATAAAAGCAGCTGAACTAATGGCAAAAATACTAAAATTAATGGATAGTAATACAAATCAGGATCGTGTAAAAATTGTTTTTGACTCAACGGTCCCAACTAAAAATATAGATATAAGTAGTGATGATAATGATTGAAGAAGTAAAAACAATTAAATTTGCTGATTTAATAGGTCCAGTATATTATGAAATGTTTCACAGTATAGAAGCAGAGGAAAAAATGACATATTGGCTAAAAGGTGGACGTGGTAGTTTAAAGGGTTCCTTTGCTTATTTATATACAATATTAGATTTAACAAGAGATGCAGAAGCTGGTGTCAAAACACATGCAGTTGGTTTAAGAAAAGTAAAAGATACTATAAGAGATTCAATTTTTACCAATTTAATTTGGGCGATTAATATGTTAGGTTTACAAGGTATTTGGGATTTTACAGTTAGTCCGATGAAAATATGGCATGTTAAAACAGGAAATACTATTCTTTTCAGAGGTTGTGCAAATCAAAGAGACTTTGAAAAGATTAAGTCATTAAAATTTGAAGAAGGTTATTGTAAAATTGCTATCTTTGAAGAATTAACAGAATTTGCTGGTATGGATGAAGTAGATTCAATATTACAATCATTATTTAGAGGTGGAGACATTGCAAAAGCTTTTATGATGTATAATCCACCAGCTAGCAAAAAGAATTGGGTTAATGACCATTGCAGAGAATTAGAACAATTAGAAAAACAGGGTATTGACACAGATGTATATATACACCATAGCACATATTTACAAGCCCCAAAAGAATGGTTAGGAAAAGCTTTTATAAATAAAGCTAAACAAATCAAAGCAATAAACCCTAAAAAGTATAGACATATGTACTTAGGGGAAGAAGTTGGAGAAGGTTTGGAAATATACCCAGAAAAAGATCCAAAAACAGGTGAAGGATGTCTTATATTAAGAACAATTACAGACGAAGAAATTAAAAAATTCACTCAGGTTAAAAGGGGTTTAGATTTTGGTTACTCACATGCTACTTGTTACGTTGAATGTTTTTATGACCCTACTATAGAAACAATATATATATTTGATGAAGTATATCTTTATAAAGCTAATAATAAAACATTGGTAAGAGAAATAAAACCAAAAGCAGGTTCTTTATTAATACGTGGTGACTCAGAAGATCCAAGAACAATAAACGAATTAAATCAAATGGGATTATATATTATTGGAGCTGACAAAGGCAAAGATTCAAAAGATCATGGTATCAAGTGGGTATCAGATAGAGCAACAATAGTAATTGATAAAAAAAGATGCCCTAATATAGCAAATGATTTTGAAACATATGAATTTAAAAAAGATCCAAAAACAGGTGTCATAATTTATGAATATCCAGACGAACCAGACGGTTGTTTAAAAGATACTACTTTAGTTTTAACTGATAAAGGTTATAAAGAAATTAAAGATTTAGTTAATACCGAAGGAATATTATATTCTTTAAATACTGAAACTAATAAAATAGAAAAACAAAAATATTATGATTGCAGAAAAACAGGAACAAATAGGAAGTTGTATGAAGTTACAACAAAAAGCGGTAAAAAATTTAAATGTACTAGTAATCACCCAATATTAACAGACAAAGGATATAAGCAATTAAAAGATTTACAAATAGGTGATAAAATCATTGACATATCTAACAGCACACTATAAGATATGTTGTGGAGGTGATTTTATGAATATACAATATCAAATATTTGCTTATTTTAATAATCATAAATATGAATGTGATTATAGAACAGGTTATTTTTATAGAAGATTAGAAAATGATAAAAGAAAAGCTATGCATAGAGAAATATGGGAATATTATAATGGAACTATACCAGATAAACATATAATACACCATATTGACGAAAATAAAATGAATAATGATATATCTAATTTGGAATGTAAACATACTAGAAATCATAGTGTTGAACATGGTAAGGAATTTTATAAAAGAAATCCAGAAATGTATAATACTAATTTAAAAAAAGCAGTACAAAAAGCAAAAGAACTGCATTCTAAAACTCATAGTAAAGAATGGCATAAAAAACATTATGAAAATATGAAACATAAATTACATAAAAAAATAAAAATAAAGTGTGTTTTTTGTAATAAAGAATATGAAACTATTGATAATGGAAAAAATAGATTTTGTTCTAATAATTGTAAATCTAAATGGAGAAGAAAACAAGGATTAGATTTAATTGAAAAGGAGTGTGTTGTGTGTGGAAGTAAATTTAAAACAAATAAAAATAGACCCGGAGAAACATGTGGACGAAGTTGTACAAATAAAAGAATGTGGGAAAGAAGACGTTTACAATCTGGAAGTTGAAAATAATCATAATTTCTTTATAAATGGCGGTTTATGTGTTCATAATTCAGCAGCTGTAAGATATGCATTAGAACCAATAATCAAAAATAGTAATTGGAAATTCTTTTAAAAAGGAAGGTGTTATAAATGGCTAATAAAATTAAAGGCGACAAAGTACCAAAAACAAAAAGAACTTTTTTATTACCACCTGAAACAATTGATTATTTAAAACAGTTGGCAGATAAAAATGATTTTTCGATAAATGATATGTTAGATAGATGTATCTTAGGATATGGAACAGATGATAAAATAAAAATTAATAAGGTTAAAGAAAAATTTAAACCATGTCCAATTAAATATGGACAATCTGGAAAGGTTGTGTAGATTATGGCAGATGTAATATTAGAAATTATAAATGCTGATATAAAAAGAAAGCAGGGCAAATATTCAGGAAGAAAATTTTATAACTATAAACCAAATAAATCTGGTAAAGATACAGAGCATTATATTAAAAATGGTGTTGAATATTCAGTTACAACAAAAAATAATGAGATATATATTAATTATTTTAAAATGTTAGTAACTCAAAAAATTGATTATTTACTTGCTAAAAATCCAACTTATGATAAAAAAATTAATGATATTGGTATAAATGTTTTTACCATGTTAGATAAGTTAGTTTTTAATGCTTCTTTAGATAGTAAAGCCTGGTTACATTTATATACTAATAAAAATAAACTAGATTTTATTATAATAAAAGATTCTGAGATTATACCAGAGTATACACCAGACAATAAAGAATTAAAACAAATTATTAGATACTATAAAGAGGATGATAATTTAATTGTTGAGATCTGGACAAATCAAGGTGTTAGATATTTAGTTTATAATAAAGAAAATGTTATCTTAGAAGATAGAATTGAAAGTCATTATACAACAAAATATTATGCTGGTGATATTGTAGAAAAAACTGTTGATAGTAATTTTAATATCGTGCCTTTTATTTGCTTAGAAAATAATAAGGATATTACAAGTGATATAGAGGATATAGAAAATTTGATTATAGCTTATAATGGAATATGTACAGGTTTTGTTGATAATGTTGAAAAATTTCAAGAAGCTTTACTAGTGCTACGTGGTTATGTTGGGGAAAATGCAGATATAAAAGCAGCTATGGACAAAATAAGAAATGCCAAAGGTGTATCTGTTGATAAAGATGGCGATGCTGGTTATATGACCGTTGATATTCCAGTAGAAGCAAGAAATCTATTATTGAATATATTAAGGGATGTTATTTTCTTAATTGGTAGAGGTGTTGACCCTTCAAAATTAGCAGAAGGTACACAAATAACTAATACAGTAATTAAATCAAGGTATATACAATTAGATCTAAAAAGTTCAGATTGTGAAAAAAGAATTATAGAATTTTACAATAAATTTGTTGATTTTATTAATGATTTCTTTAGAGGTAATTACAAAAAAGATTTAGAATTTAATAAGAGTATGCTAATAAATGAATCTGAAAGAATTGACGATTGTTTAAAATCCTTAAATATACTTTCTTTAAAGACTATACTAGAGGCGCATCCGCTTGTAAAACATGGCGTAGAAGAAGAATTAAAAAGATTAGAAGAAGAGAAAAAACAAAAAATAGATGATATGAAAAAAATGGGACTTGATCCCTTTGGAAATACTATAAATGATAATGGTGATAATAACCCAAAAGATAAAAATAGTGATTCAAATTAGCGTGTGGTTTCATATACACGCTCTTTTTTTTATGTTACAATTTATTTATAAGATATTTATAAGATATTTATAAGATATTTATAAGATATTTAAGTTATAAAGTCGTCGGATTTAGGCCGACGTAAAATAAATTAATCGTCTTAGGACGTAAAACAGGAGGAAATAACATGTCAGAAAGATTAAAAAAACTTGTTGGTGATGAATTATATGGAAAGATTGAAGAAGCCGCAAAAGCTCAGAATATAAAAGTTAAAGATATTGATATCATAGCAAATAATTTTGTTACCAAATCAAGATTTGACGAAATAAACGACGAATTAAAAACAACTAGAGGAAAAGTTGTAACATATGAAAATACTAATACTGATATTCAAAAATTATTAAAAGGTGCTAATGCTGAGAATGTACAGGATTTATTAACAAAATATGATTCTTTAAACACTAGTCATATAAATGAATTGGCTGGAAAAGATAAAGAAATTGCAAATATTAAAAAAACAAGCATGATTAAAGAACATTTATTAAATCAAGGAGCAAAGCACACAAAACTATTAATGAGTTCTATAGACTTGGATAAAATACAAGTAGATGGTGATAAATTAATTGGTGTTAATGATATAGTAAAAGATTTAAAAACAGAATATAAAGAATTATTTATTGAAAAAGAAACAAATGGAAAACCACCAAAAAATACTAATACAAATACAGGTGGTTCTGATGGTGGTTCAGATAGTACTGGTAATATATTTACTAGTTTACTAAATGGAAGTCAACTATAATAAAAAGGAGTGGTAACACATGTCAATGAATTATGCTAGTCAATATTTAACTTATTTTGATGAAGTATATAAAAGAGAATCAGTTACAAGATTTTTAGAAACAAATCCAGCAGTTTATGAATTTAAAGGAGCTAACCAGGTACTAGTTAACAAACTTACAGTATCGGGTAACTATGATTATTCAAAAGCAAGTGGTTATTCAGCTGGAACAGTTTCTAATGAATGGGATGCTTATACTTTAGAAATGGATAGAGGCGTAAAAATACCATTGGATGCTGTTGATGCTGATGAAGCAAGAGTTACAGCAGCTAAAATAATGGACACATATCTTAGAGAAAAGTTTTTCCCTGAACTAGACTTATATAGATTTACTGCTATTTATGCGGATATTTATGCAAGTGCTGTTACTGGAACAAATATTGTTGAGGGTACACCAACAGCTGATAGTGTTGTTGATGATATTGACGCAGGTATTGAATTGTTGGATGATGCAGAAGTACCAAAAGCAAACAGGGTTATCTTTATTTCTGAAAATTCATACAGAATGTTAAAAAATTCTGGTGAGTTTTTCAAAACTAGAATAGCTACTGAAATGTCAAAAACTTTGAATAGAGAAATTGAGTCTTTAGATGGACATTTCTTAATTAGAGTTCCTTCAAGTAGATTTAATACGGCAGCAACATTTGGAAGTGGTTCAAATACTACTACAGGAACAGCTATAAACTTTATGATTTGTCATATCCCTGCAATAATGGCTATTATAAAAAGGTCAGTACTTAGAATATTTACACCAGAACAAAATTTAGATTCTGATGGTTTCTTAATGACTGCTAGGAATTATCATGGTTGTAATGTATTTGAAAATAAAGTTGCAGGTGTTTATATCAATAAAAGAGCGAGTTGATCAATATAAATTGAATTTACACACCATTTTAAAGCTTAATTAAAATTATAACCGAAAGAAGGGAATGAAATGTTACAAGATAATTTAATAAGTTATTACGAAAAAGTAACAAACATGGCTTTAACAAATTTAAAAGCTGAAAAAACATTTCAGTTTAGAAAAATGTTAACTAATCATTCCCTTTTAAAAGTTGTTGAAAGTCATTATGAAAAAATAACAAATTCACCAGAAGCAAAAAAGAAAATTAAAGAGTACATGAATGCTATGAATAATATGGCAAAAGTTGCGTCTTTAGATTATAACATGATTTTGAAACAAATAAAATCAACTAATGACCCAATGTTAAAGCAGAAATTATTATCAGATTATGCTGATAAAGGTATTAGTGGGTTTGTTGCTAAAAATGGAGCTGTATGGAGTATAGAAACTTATTCTAATATGTATACAACACATTTTAATAATGAACTTGTGAGGTTATCAGTTTTAGAGACTGTTGGACCAGGTGAAAAAGTTCAAGTAACAGAATCATCAAACCCATGCCCTTTATGTATACCATGGGAAAATGAAATTTTGACTTTGGAAGAATTAGAAGAAGCAAAAGCGGCTGGTTTATTCCATGTACGCTGTAAGCATTTTGTAATAAAAGTATAGGTGATTATTTATGAGGACAAAACAAGAATTAGAAAATATGATTTGGGATAATAAAGAAACGGAAACACTTTTAAGAAAGTGGAAACGTCGTTTATTGGTTGCAATATTACCTGGTGAAATAGAAAAATGTAAATTTAAAATTAGACAATATAGTAATTGACGAAAATAGTTATAACATAACTTAAGGAGGAATAAAGAAAATGGCACATACTTTAAAAGGAAAGTTAGATAGTATAGCAGCTGGTTTATCTGGTATAGATTCAGTCGCATCGGCTGTGGTTGTTGCTAATAGTACTTTAACAAGTAATATTAGTGATTTGTCAACAGCAATTGGTACACAGTCAGCAGCACAAGCAGCAATTGAGTCAAGCGCAAGTGTAGTTGAGAGCGCAGCATCAACAATTGAAGGTGTTGATCTAGCAGTAGACAGTGTTGGAACTCAGGTTTCAACAGCCGATAGTAAAGTTGTAGTATTATCAACAGCCAATTCAGTAGTTGGTTCAAAAGTTGTATCAGCTCATGTTGTATCAGATTCAAAAATTGATAGTGTTGCTACAGGTTTGGGCGTAGCTGATAGTAAAGTTGTTGTTGTTTCAACAGCAGTAAGTGTTGTTAACTCAAGAGCTATTATACTTGATAGTAAAGTAGATTCAGCAGCAGTATTAGTTGGAACAGCTGATAGTAAAGTTGATTCAGCTCATGTAGTTACAGATAGTAAGGTAATATCAGCTCATGTTGTTAGTGATTCAAAAATCGTATCAGCTCATGTAGTTACAGATAGTAAGGTTGATTCTTTAGCTGTCGACGTATCAACAGCAGATTCAAAAATTGATTCCGCACATGTAGTAACTGATAGTAAAGTTGATTCAGTAGCAGTAGATTTATCAACAGCAGACAGTAAAATTGATTCTGCTCATGTTGTTACAGATTCTAAAGTTGACAGTGTTGCTGTTGATTTAGGTGTTGTTGATTCAAAGGTTGTTGTTGTATCAACAGCAGTAGCAGCTGCAGATTCTAAATTAGTAGTAACAGATTCAAAGGTTGTTAGCGCACATGTAGTAACTGATAGTAAGGTTGATAGTATAGCTGTAGAATTAAGTGTTGTTGATTCAGTTGCAGATATAGTTGATTCCAAAATGGGAACAATAACAGCAACAGCAGGAACAGCAACAATAGGCGCGATTTTAGGTGATTTTGGAACTGACACAATCCATGCAATGTTGTCTTTAATTGTTAGTCAAACAGCATCATAAAATATATAAATATTTGAGAGGGGTTAAAAAAAATGAAAATAGCGCATATATCAATGTTTGGTCCTAATCGATGTGGATTGTATGAAGCTAGTAGAGATATGGCAAAGGCAGATGTATTATCTGGGCATACTGTATACTTTATTGATTCAGGTGTATCCAAAATAGACGGGACAAGAGAACCAAGTCAAATTGGTGCGGTTGATGATAGGTCAGGTTTTAAATTAACCACAGCACATCCAGATTTAATTGATGATGCTGATATTATAGTAATGCATACAGGAATTGAAGATTTAAAACTAGTAAAAAATCAGGCTCCAATAATATGGGTAGTTCATGGTAAACCGTTAGATTGCTTTAGACCAGAACAGGACGGTAAAAGGTCTAGTTATAGTTTATATGGTGATCTTTCAAAATGGAAAAGAGTTAAAAAAATGTTGCATTTTTGGCCTGAATATATACCTTTTTGGAGTCCTGTATTCCCTAATGAAAAACATGTATGTTTTGATTATCCAGTTATTGATGAACAAAGATTTAATAATGAAGGTAAAAAACACACATTAGAAAATTCAGGTAAATATAATATTTTAATATGTGATTCAGTAAGAGCAGACATAGATTTATTTGAAATGGTAATAGGTTGTATAGAAGTTGCCAAAAAATACCCTAATGAGTTTAAATTTCATTTTTACGGTTTTGAACATGATAAAATTAAATGTTGGCAAAATGTATTAGCAGAATTAAAACGTGTTGGCGGTCTTGGTGACGTAAAGGGTAGATTTACAAATATGGAACAGGTTTACAGGGCAGTAGATTGTGTATTTAGTCCAAATAGAATTAATAATAGAGTAGTTGCAGAGTCTTTATCATGTGGGAAACCAGTAATCCAAGAAATTGGTGGAAATGGTTTAGGTGATTATTTCTGTAATATACCAGATACAGCTGATGTAGTTGAAGCATTTACTTTATTTAAGAATGATTTTTATAGTATGAAAATAGATGCTAATAAAATAATAGAGAGATCTAAAGTATTTAATATAAAATATTTTTCTGAAAAAATGAATGAATTATATAAAAGTGTAATGTAAAGGTGGTGTTACTTTGTTAAAAATAGTTAACAGATCCGGAAAATTTAAAAAGCAATTAAAAGAAAATGAACTTGAAGCACTTGAGGCAATGGGTAAATTTGGTGTTAAAATGATGGAAAAACATGTTGCTGTTGATACTGGTTATTTATTATCAAGATGTAAATATATTATCAATAGAAATGAATTGTTTTTAATGAATGATTGTTTATATGCAATTTTCCAGGAGTTTGGAACGTATAAAATGAAGGCGCATCCATTTATGACACCAGCAGCAATGAATTATACAGCACAATACAAAGAAATAGCAGCTATGTATATGGGAAAAGGAATGTAATTAGGGGGTGTTAGTATGACTTTGAAACAATTAAAGACTAGGGTAAAAGTTAGACTAGATAATTTAGTTGGTGACTTTATGGAAGTATATGATGGAAAAGCTGGAACTAATGCGACATTCCCTTATTTAGTTTTTAAATTTCCAAATGCTTCTAACCCAGCAAGAAAACAAGTGCATAGACGAATGGAAATAGATTTTTGGGATAATTCAGCAGATGATTCTAATATTTTAGATGGTGCTGATATAGTAAAAAATGGTAAGTATGTTGATGATATATTATCTGTTGTAGGGCTTGACTTTTCAACACAAGACGAAACAGAGGGTTTTTATAGTTGTTGGTGGGAATTTGAGGGCGAAATACCAGATACAGAAACTGATATATCAAGAATACAGCAGAGATATGTTTTTAAAATAGATTAAGAAAGAGGTGTTTAATAATGGCAGTTGGTTTAGTTGAAACTACCGTACCGGTTGCAAATGATATTATAATGGGTGAATTTAAAGCCTATGCGAACTATGGATTAAATACCCAGGTATTATTGGGAGCAACAAGGGATGGTTGTAAAATTGATATTGAAAGAGTAATAAAAGAAATAGGTTTTGATGGTGCTATGGGTCCAACATTAGATACTGATGGAATACCTTTGGTTCGATATGAAAAATTGATTGGAAGATGCACTATTAACAATTTATATCTAAAATACTTTAATAGAAAAAGAATTTCAACATGTGAAAGTGATGGAACTTGGGAAAGTGGCGATTGGGCAAATAATGGAGGAACTTATGCAGCAGAGACAACTATTGTATTAGAGGGTGACCAGTCAGCAAAGGCAACAATTGGAACTACTGAGGGTCACGGTATCCATGAAGTTTTTGCTTCTGATGTGGATTTAACGGCCTTTGATAATGATGAGGTAAGTGATGATGATGATTATATCGGATTTAGTATTTATTTAGCTGCACAAGATTTAACAGATTTAGGTGAAACCGCTGTTATTAGATTGGCTTTTCATTGTGATGCGGAAGAGACAGAAACTAATTTCTTTCATGTCAATAAAGCTTATACTGATTTTACAGCTAATCAATGGAATAATTTTAAAGTTAAAAAAAGTGCGTTCACAGATTCAGCATCTTCCGATTGGTCAGCTGTAAAGGGCGTTGCATTAACAATTGAAGGAGCAGCACCAGATGCGGAAGTTGTTTGTTATATTGATTCTATTGATTTAATTCAGAATCAAACAAATAGTTCAATTGTTCCAATGAATGGACATGGTTTTACATATACTGATGAAACAACTTATAGAGAGTTTACTGCAAATCTTGAAATCACATTAAATGATTATTTAGAGAATTTTACTCTAGTTGGTCAAAGAATAGATGGCAAGAAAGTAAAAATTGTATTAAAAAATTGTTTGAATGATGGAAATATTTCTTTAGGATTAGAGGAAAAGAATGAGGTTGTTAATGAAACTCAATTCACAGGCCATTATAAATATGGTGCTGGTTTAACTTGTCCTATTGAATTATATGAGTATGTAGCATAAAAATTGTTAAAAAGGAGGTGTAAACCATGGCGACTAATACATTTGATCCAGCTGTACCAGAAAAAGCCAATGATATACTTTTAGGTGAGGGCGTTTTATATAAAAATTATGGTGAATCTGGTGAAGCTGTAATTGGAGCAACAAGAGGCGGTTCAAAATTAGAAATTGAAAGAGTAATAAAAGAAATAGGTTTTGATGGTGCTATGGGTCCAACTAAAGGGCTTAGAAGATATGATAGGTTTGTTGCTAAATTAGTAGTAAATTTTCTAAAATTAAATTATGTAAATTTGGCTTATGGTGTACCAATTACTGTAAGTGATGGAACGGATGCAGATGGAACATATAAAAAAATTGCTTTTGATTTAGATATAGTTGCAGCTGATGTTTTAACAAATATTACTTTTGTGGGACAAAAACATGATGGATCTTATTGCATAATTAAAGTTGAAAATGCTTTAAATATAGATAATATTTCTTTAGAATTTAAGGAAAAAGACGAAGTCATTTCTGAAATGACTTATACTGGATTTTATACAGCAGCAGCACCAACAACACCACCTGTAAAAGTACAGGATGAAGTAGCTTAATAATTATTTTAAAAGGAGTGTGTGAGAAATGAGAAAGTTGAGAAAAAGAGAAGTAATGACTGTTAGTAGGATATTAGAGGACGTTAATTTTAAATTATATGCTGAATATCTGCTAAACAATAGAATTAAAAAACTCTTAAAAAGTAAAGCGAATAAGAAAGAAAAAATATTAATTGTTATGGGTGATATTTTCGCCTTTATTATGCAGAATATGCATAAAGCCGAAGATAATATTGATATTCTTTTAAGATCTTATTTAAATCTAAGTCAAGAACAGGTTGACGATTTAGAAATTGATGATTATATTGTGGCTTTAAAAGATGTATTTACTGCAGGTATTCCAAAAGTAATTGGTGAATATGTGAATTTGGCCGACATTAAAAAAAAGATGGATTCCGCAAAAGAGGATTTGAAGAAGTAACCGAAAGAGAACTATTAGAAGGTGAGGTAAACCACTTCACCTTCATAATGAATTTTTTTACAGAAGAAAATATAATAGGACCATTAATGAGGCACTATAAGGATTTTAATTATACTAACTATATTTTAGATTTACCTTTTGATAGGGCTTTTATTTTATGGCAAAAGTGCATAAATGAAATAAATGATGAAATGGAAGAAAAATCAAAAGATAGAATGTTTCAATTATGGTTAATAGAAATTCAAAAAGGAAATAAAGAGGATTTTGAAACATATTATAAAAGACATAGAAAAATAGCTGAAACTAATATAATGGATCATGACGAAAAAGAAGAAGAAGAAACAAGAATTATAAATAAAATCAACAATAATATAAAAAATAAAAAATTTAAAGAAAGAAAATTATAAAAGAAAGGGAGGTCAAACAATGATTATAACTTTAGATGAAGTAAAAACAATATTACAAATTGATGTTGATACTAATGACTCATTAATTAATATGTTTATTCCATTAGTAGAACAGGATATAGTTGATTATTGTAAGAATGACTTTATTGATGAAGAATTTGACTTTTTTTCTAGTAATGATATCACTTTTGTTAATAGTGATAATAGTATAAATTTAACAAACATTTCAACAAAAAAAATAGTTGCTAATGATTCTATAAGAGTGTATAAGAGTTTTAGAAATAATCAAGTATTTACAGTTAGTTCTGTAAGCACTAATAAAATTATAATAAATAGTATTGATACAATACAGGATGAAGATGAATCTGAAACTGTATATATTACAAAAGTTAAATACCCAATACCTTTAAAATTTGTGGCTGCTAAAATGATTAATTATCAATTAACAACAAATACAGATGAATTTACACCAGGTATGAAATCAGAAAAAATTGATGATTATACTATAACTTTAGAGGATACTATTCAGGGTTATCCTTTAAGTTATATGGTAGCTTTACAAAGATATAGACATTTATTTAAGAAAGATTTATTTAGTAGCTTGAAGGTGATTTTATGAGCTTAAAAAGAGCATATCAAGCATGTGTTAGAAAAAGAAAGACAGAAACACAAAACACTAGAGGTAGACCAATAACAACATATGCTGATACAAATATAAATGGTTATATGTCAGCTTATAGAATGCAAAATGTAAAAGTAGCAGATAAAGAAACTACAGAAACATTGTATAAATTTTTATGTGACGATTTTGATTTAATTGCAGGTGATTTGATTGTTTATAATTCAGGAACTTATGAAGTTATAGGAGATCCAAAAAACACAGTTAATAGAAATCACCATATAAAAGTTATATGTAAGAAGGTAGCAAATATTAAAAGCTAGGAGGTGGAAACTGTGAATATAGCAGATTTATTTTATAGTGTTAAAGCAGAAGGTATTGACAAAGTAGGTAGTCAAATTAGTGCTTTAGGCGATGCTGTTACTGATGTTGGTAATATGTTAATTGAAAATTTATCAAAACCAATATTAGAAGTAGGGGAAAATATTGTTAAAACAACAATGAGTTTTGACAAAGAAATGTCAAGGGTTTCCGCTGTTACTAGTGCAACAGGAAAAAACTTTACAACTTTACGTGATTTGGCTATTGATATGGGTTCAAGTACTTCAAAAACAGCAACAGAAGCTGCAGAAGCTATTGAATATATGGGTTTGGCTGGATGGGATTTAACACAAATTCAAGAAGGTTTAGAACCTATGATTAGAGCATCCGAAGCTGGTATGATGGATTTAGGAAGAACTAGTGATTTAGTTACTGATAGTATGGCTGCTTTAGGTATTGGAACAAAAGACATGGCTAAATATTTGGATATTGCAGCAAATGCACAAATAAATAGTAATCAAACTATGGAACAATTTCTTGAAGCAATGGTTACAGCTGGTGGTTCTTTTAAAATGTTTAATGTTCCTTT